AAGACAAAACAAAGTTCTTGGTGATTTAATTAGTGGTCAAACACCTGAAAAAAGAGTTATGGTTGGTTATGAGGGTGATAAAGAAATAAAGCATGGTGATAAGGTAGATAGACTATCTGATATCATGAAAGATGCTAGGATGCCCTGGTTTTGTCCAGCTTGTAAGAAGACAATGAAAAAACGTTTAGATGATAAGATGTGGTTATTGTATAATCATTGTTTTGATTGTCAGATTGATTTTGAAAATAAACTTCGTTTAGAGGGTAAGTTTGAAGAGTGGGAACAAAATAAAGTTACTGCAAATCAAAAATCATATCTTGAAGACTTGTTAGTAGATTTAGATGAGTGGAGAAATACGAAGATAGAGTTCCAAGAACAGGTTGGTGTTCAAGATATGGAGATGCAAAAGGAAAAATGGACACAAAACCAAGAACAAGTAAAAGAAATGGCTGATAAAGCAGAAGAATTTATCAGAAAAACATTAAAAGAAATAGAATAACTATTTATATATATGAAGAACCTTTACTTTAAAAAGAACAATTATTATCTTGTTCCTGGTGCTACTTGTAACGAGATACACGCTGTTTTACACGATATGAAAAAGTTAGCAGAGTTGTATCTGTCTGATATAGAGGATTTAGACGAAGATAGTGAAAGGTTTGAAGAAGCAATGATTATTTTTGAATTTGTAATAAACAAATTTTTAAAAGTAAATGAATTTGATTCTCTACAAATAGGTGGAGTTGAATCTTCAATAACATTTAACGAATTATTAAAATCTGCTGGTCTTAAAAAAGCTGGTAGTCGATAGGAGAGAAATATGGCAACTAATTATCAACCAAGTTCATCTATTAATCAGCATCCAAGTGATTATGATCAATTTCAGAAATTTGGGCACCCTGGAAAATACAAGTCATTGAAAATAATTAACAATGCGACAGGTAGTTTCACAGCGTCAGATTATGGAGCAGGTGCAATTATTTTAGGTGAAGCATCAACAACTGGACATGCTGACTTATCAGGTGGTGGAAGAGTAAATCTTGCACACTTGACAAAGGGAGTTCAGTATGATTTTTCACTAAAAGAAGTAGCTTGTAATGCAAAGGTAGTATACGTATTGATACGAAATCCAAAGATAAGCTAATGGACAAGAACTATAAAGAGATTATAAAGAAAGAATATTTAAGGTGTGCAGCTGATCCGATTTACTTCCTAAAGAAGTATTCGTTTATTCAGCACCCTATTAAGGGTAAAATACCATTCTCTCTTTATGACTTTCAAGAGAAAACTTTAGAAGAGTTTTCACAGAACAAACTTAATGTAATCTTGAAAGCACGACAGTTAGGTATTAGTACCTTAACTGCTGGATATTCTTTATGGATGATGACGTTTCATCAAGACAAAAACGTTTTGGTGATTGCAACTAAACAAGATACTGCTAAGAACTTGGTAACAAAGGTTCGTGTGATGCACGCTAATCTTCCAAGTTGGTTAAAACAACCTTGTGTTGAGGACAATAAACTAAGTTTAGCATATAAAAATGGTTCTCAAATAAAAGCTGTATCAAGTGGAGAAGATAGTGGTCGTTCAGAAGCTCTATCTTTACTGATACTTGATGAGGCAGCGTTTATTGATAAGATTGATGTGATATGGGCAGCTGCATCACAGACATTATCAACTGGTGGTCAATGTATAGCATTATCTACACCGAATGGTGTTGGTAATTGGTTTCATAAAACATGGAGTGACTCAGAAGATGGGTTAAATGATTTTAACTTTATAAAACTTCATTGGACTGTTCATCCTGAGAGAGGACAAGAGTGGAGAGATGAACAAGACAGATTATTAGGACCAGCGTTAGCTGCTCAAGAATGTGATTGTGACTTTATCACTTCAGGACAAAATGTTATTGATGGTGTTATTTTAGAAGAAATGAAAAATACCACGTGTAAAGAACCTATCGAAAAACGTGGTATTGATAGTAATCTATGGGTTTGGGAGCCAGCAGATTACACAAAAGATTATATAGTATGTGCTGACGTTAGTAGAGGAGACTCTACAGACTATTCTGCTTTTCACGTTATAGAATTGGAAAGTTGTAAACAGGTAGCAGAATACAAAGGTAGAATATCTACAAGAGACTATGGTAATATGTTAGTGAACGTAGCTCAAGAGTATAATGAAGCACTACTTGTTGTGGAGAATAACAATATTGGTTGGGCAGCAATCCAACAGATAATAGACAGAGATTATCAGAACTTATTCTACACATCAAAAGATTTAAAGTATGTTGATACTCAGAGACAAGTTCATAACAAGCACTATAGAGAAGAAAAACAAATGGTGCCTGGTTTTACAATGTCTATGAAAACAAGACCATTGGTTATAGCAAAATTAGAAGAATTTTTTAGAGAAAAAGCAGTTGATGTTCAATCACATAGGTTAATTGATGAGCTGTTTGTATTTATATATAATGGACAAAAAGCAGAAGCAATGAGAGGTTACAATGATGACTTAGTGATGTCTTTTGCTATGGGATTATGGATAAGAGAAACTGCTCTACGATTAAGAGCAGAGGGTATTGAATTATCAAAGAAAACCTTATCTAATATAAATGCACATGAAGGTGTTTATTCTCCTGAAGAAAATAAAAACGATTCTTGGATATGGGAACATGGTGGAGGTCCAAACAAACAAAAAGAGTCCTTAGAGTGGCTACTTAATTAAAGAGGTAAATGATGGCTGATAAATCATTATTTGGAAGATTACAACGACTATTCTCAAACAATGTAATTGTTAGGAATGTTGGTGGTAAGAAACTAAAGATAGCTGACACAGATAAAGTTCAGCATATAGCAAAGAGCAATCTTATTGATAGATTCACAAAATTATATTCTGGCTATGGAGCTAGTGCAACTACAGATGCAGTTCATAAGAAATCATTGAGGTTAGGATTATTCAAAGATTACGAATCAATGGATAATGATGGTATTATTTCTTCAGCATTAGATATCTACGCTGACGAATCAACAATGAAATCCGAATATGGTAGTGTCTTAGAGATACAAACAGAAAATGAGAATATAAAAGCAATATTACATAACTTGTTTTATGATATATTGAATATAGAGTTTAATTTGTGGCCGTGGGTTCGTAATATGTGTAAGTATGGTGATTTCTTTTTACATTTAGAAATCAACGAAAAGTATGGTATTACAAACGTAGCACCACTTTCAGCATATGATGTAGCAAGAGTAGAAGGAATAGATCCAGAAAATCCACACTATGTTAAGTTTGTTTTAGAACAAGGAACAAATGAGAGTTCAACATACACCTCTACAAAGCCACGCCAATCAGAATTAGAAAATTTTGAAGTAGCACACTTCAGATTACTTTCAGATTCCAACTTTCTTCCATATGGTAAGTCAATGATTGAACAAGGAAGAAAGACTTGGAAACAGTTATCACTTATGGAAGACGCTATGATGATACATCGTATTATGAGAGCACCTGAGAAGAGAGTTTTCCAAATAGACATTGGAAACATTCCACCTGCAGAAGTTGATAACTATATGCAAAAGATTTTAAATAAGATGAAGAAAACACCTATTATCGACCAAGCAAGTGGTGAATACAATCTAAAGTATAATATGCAGAATATTACTGAAGATTTCTTCTTACCTGTTCGTGGTGGAGATAGTGGAACAAGAATTGAATCACTTCCTGGTTTATCTTATGAAGCAGTAGAAGATATAGATTATCTAAAGAATAAACTTTTAGCAGCACTTCGTGTTCCTAAAGCATTTCTTGGATATGAAGAATCACTTGGTAGTAAAGCAACACTTGCAGCAGAAGATGTAAGGTTCGCAAGAACTATCGAAAGAATACAAAGAATCACGATATCAGAGTTGACTAAGATTGCTATTGTTCACTTATACGCACAAGGTTATCAAGACGCAGACTTAGTAGATTTTGAATTAGATCTTACAAATCCATCCACAATATATGAAACTGAAAAAGTTGAGTTGTGGAATAGTAAAACACAGTTAGCATCTTCTATGTTACAAGATGGTATAGTTTCTACAGAGTGGATTTATAAGAATGTATTTAATTTTACCGATGATAAGATTAAAGAGATGGATAATCAGATTGTATTTGATTACAAACAAAAGTTTAGACGTTCTCAGATAGAGAGTGAGGGTAACGACCCTGCAAAGAGTGGAGAAGCTCAAGGAACACCATCAGATAACCAAGCAGGTAGGACAGGACATGAGTTAGATGATGAAGGTGGTTCACCTCCTGGTGGATTTGAAGGTGCGGGAAGACCAAAAGAAGGTGGAAAATACGGAAAAGATAGTGGAGCTAGAGGTAGAGATCCTTTAGGTGCACATGACAAGAAAAAACAGTATAATCCAGGCTTAGCACTCGCCCATTTTGATGGTTTGAAAACGAATATGAAGAAATTTTCTAAGAAAGACTATCAATTAATTAACGAAGCTGAAACGATTGAAAATGAATATAAAGAAGAACTTAAAGACGCAAAATTAAAGTAATTTTTTATATTTTTATATTTATATATGACATACTTAACGCTGGAGCATTTTAATGTTAAATAAGAAGATGAAACATAACAAAATTAAGAATACTGGTATTCTTTTTGAACTGTTAACAAGACAAATTACAGTAGATTTAATGGAATCAGACAGTTCCAAAGCTGTAGATATTGTAAAGAAATATTTTAAAAATGGTACACAACTTGGTAAGGAAAATGAGTTATACAAAATCCTTTTAGAAACCAAATATGGTACTGAATCTCGTGCAGAGTCTTTGATAGAAGCTGTTATTGAAAGTAGAAACAAATTAAGTAATTCTTCTATTAAAAGAGAAAAATATAATCTTATAAAAGAAATAAGAGATTCTTACAATGAAAAAGATTTTTTCAATACAAAAATCAATAATTATAAAGTTTTAGCGTCTATTTTTAATTTATTTCAACATAAAGAAGAAGTAGCTCCAGACAAATATGTTGCAACAAAATATACTATTGTAGAAAATATTACATCTCGATCTAAAGCTCATAAGAGTAATGAAACGTATGATTATCTAAAAAAGCAAGAAAAAGACTTGAGAATATTAGCATATTCTACATTAGTAGAAAAATTTAACAAAAAATATTCTAATTTAACTGAAAAACAGAAAACATTAATTAAAGAATATATTAATAACATTTCTAACACAAATAAGTTAAGAGAATATGTTGATTCTGAAGTAGAAGTAGTTAAAGATACCCTGAAAACTCAGATTAAAAAAGTAAATGATAAAGTTACACAGATTAAATTAACAGAAGTTGTTAATCAAATCGATGGTTTGAAAAAAGGTAAGGTTGTTTCTGATAAGCAGGTTGTTTCTATGATGAGGTATTACCAACTTATTGGGGAGATAGATAATGTCGCAAACTAAATTTGACGAACTTAAAGAAACACTTCGTGAACTTATTCAACAGGACTTAGAAGAAGCATCCGTAACAGGTGCATTAGACGGTGGAGCAGGTCCTCCCAAGACACCATTTGCTTTTAGTGGTAAACGTAAAAAAGATAAAAAGAAAAGAAAAAGTATAGCAAGTCAAAGTGGTTACAGTATGGCTGAGGGTAAGTTTCATGTTAAAGTTACTGGTTTAGGTAGTGTTTTAGTTGATGCTGGTTCTAAGGGTGAAGCTAAAATGATGGTTGCTAAACAACTAAAAAAACGTAAAGATATTGTAAGTGTAACCAGAGTTCAAGCTGGTAAAGCAAAACAAGTTGATAAGAAACTTGAAAATGTAACTGAAGGTAAATATCATAATTACAGAAATGATGAATCAATGACACCAAAACAAAAGATTGGTCGTTCTATGATGGAAGTTCGTGATACCTTAAAAACTCTTGAAAGTATAGTCGGTATGAATATTCGTTTAAAGAATGAAATAGGAGTTGATTCAACATCCTATTGGAAAAGAACTCATACGGCTATGAAAAAGATTAGTGAAAGGTTAGTTAAGTTAGCTAATAAAGTTGGTCAGTTACATTAGGGTTTCCTGTGAAACTGAATCAAAAACCAAAGTGGGAGCACTTTAAATTTCAGCTTATTTATAAGCTGTTAGATATTATAAAACTAACCAAAAAATTTTGTGAAGAATCCTTAAAGAATGGGGATAGAAAAAGTTTTAATAAGATAGAAGCTCTTGGTAAAGTAG